CGCATATGAAAGGCGTCTTGCTCGCCTAGTAAAAGAACTAGAGCGAAGGGATAAATACATAGCGCGAGGTAACGAGTTGCTTAGTCTATGTCAACAGTCCAGACTAGAATACGAGGCCGAGCTAGAGGAAACAAATGAGTGAGGCAGAGCAAGACTCTCTCTTTGAAGTAATCAGTGGGGACGAATTCCGTAAGGAATCAATTTCGCGTACTAAGCGTGATCTTGTCACTGAGCCGAGAATTCAAACTGTATGGTTTACTCTGCCCACAATTCCGGGCTGGTGTACAGTTGTCGGTCATAAAGAAACACAGAAGATGCTATCCCCGGAGCAAATAGAAATACGAAAGAAGTATCCGGTGCGACATGTCTTTGAAATCAGAGAAGGCTTGTTCGTCTGCAGGGATTGCTTTGTCGCGGGGACGGATAAGGTATGAAACAGATTGTTGTTGGAGAGAGTTTGATACTCGCACTGTTTGCAAAAGTGGACGACGAAGATTTCCCACTATTGTCTCGGCTAAAGTGGTATCCGATGCGTGTGCGGGAAAGTGATGTAATGTATGCTCAAACGGTATTCGGAGGGTCTTCGCGCAATACAATTCTCATGCATCAGCTAGTTATGGGAAATGCACCACGTGGTATGGTTATCGATCATATCAATACTAACGGTCTAGACAATCAGAAAGAGAATTTGCGTTTTCTACCGAATGCCGAGAATATCCGACGACGGTACGAAGATAACCCCGACACAGGGATCAAGCTCAAGCCTGACAAGATCGAAAATCCATGGCAAGCGTCAATATCGGTCGGCGGGAAGACTCGACACGTGGGATACTTCCCCACTAAGGAATTGGCTAAGGCCGCACGGGACGAGTTCCTAGAGGAGTGGCTAAAGAGTAATGAGTGACATTCCGGCTATCTTCACTCACATGGCTCACATGTACGACGAGCTTGAAAAACGTGCCGCTCCACTTGACAACGGTGGTACACTAAAGTTTGAGGGATCGAAGGTCGAAGCCTTCCGCGCTATCGGCGTGAGTCAGGGCTATTACACAAAGATATTCGACGCCCTCACAGCGATGGGCTGTATTGAACAGGTAAAGCGTGGTTCAGGTCGGCAAGGCTCAGTGATACTGCTGCGCCACAAGCCTGAATACGACGAGTATGTGGGTATTTACGAGAAACGCTTGACAAAACCCACAGAGCTTGATACAGTCCGTCAACAGGTCAAAGACTTGCAAAGGAGGTTACAGGGAGTAGACATAAACGGTTTCATTTTGAGCTTCGACCGGGAGCTTACTGAAATTAAGGCCCGGTTAGATGCGATTGAGGGAGGTAAAAGACTTGGCACGTCCAAGGCAAAGAGCAGTACCTAATGCACCAACAAACGAAGGAGAGACAATGAGCGATACGGCAGTCGATAATCTCTTTGAGGAGATTTCGGCAGACGAGTGGAGGTCTGAGGGAGGCGGCGGCTCGGCTGAGCGCGGCCTTTACACTAAGGTGCTTCAGTCCTTTCACGCTGGTGGTAAGCGTTACGCACGTATCCCGATGAATCGGGGCGTGTTCAATGGGAAGAAGTCTTCCTCGGTCGCTACGGCGCTGAAGAATGCGAAGGATTCCAAGAACGCACCGGACGGACTTGACACGATCAAGGTGTCCTCGCGTGGCGCTAACGACGAGAAGGGTATCGTCGGCATGGTGTTCCTTGAGAACACCGCAGTTGCGGACGAGAGCTAAGCTAGACTCGTAGAATGGGGAGTGTAGTGAAAAGCAACGGTTTGCTACACTCCCCAACTAACACCGAAATGAGAATTGACATGTGGCAGTTGCAGTATTACAACAGGCCCGAGTTCCTTGCCTCGTTTGAAAGCGAGCAGGACTACGTGGACGCCATGTTCATTCTCATTATCTACCAGAACTTCGGCATCCTGCTTCGGCAGGACATGCTGATGCACTAAAAGTGTGGGGCTAGAGGAAATAATCTCCTCTAGCGGGGTGACGGCAACCTCTAGCCCCACAATTGTCTTGACACGTGTGGTATACTGACTTTCGTAACTTCAAGTTACTGAAGGGAGGTTACATATGCGTTGGGAAGTTGAGCCTGCTCCTGAGCCTTGGGAGCCTACACCGGACGACGGCGACGACGACGGAGCTTAACCGCGTGAAACCAAGGGAGGTACTCTATGCTCACGTGGGACGAAGCAAAAGAGGCTGTGAATAAAGCACAGTCAACTAATGGTGAGGATTTTGAGCGCCACCTTGCGGACTACATGGTGCAAGGTGTTGTGCAGAAACTCATTGACGACTACTGTGATATCACGTTACGTCGCATGGCCGATTCTGGTATGGACGTAACGCACGAAACTGTTATTGAGATAGTTTCTCATGAGTGCGCTATCTTCATGACCGGCGTACAAGTCGGCTGGTACATGGCCGAGGCTAGCCATGCAAAATAACGGTTGGCAACGTGCGCTCGATACTCAGATGGATTTGCTGAAGTGGCATCAGGCTGATATAGGTGAGGCGTTCACCATGAACTTCTTTAACAACATCTTGCGTAAGGAAGTAAGTGCAGGAATGCCAGCATCACCTGCTCAGATAGCCCACGATGTATATATCCTGACGCGCAACATTAATGAAATGCTTTGGCGTGGAGACACGATGTACGTCACCACAGATATGCAGCACATCATGTTGCAAGCAGCCCATGATTTGCCGGACGAGTACGTATTCGATCCACACACGCTACTGTGCCCAATAGGATTCTGCATGTTTGAGGAATCCATGCACGGTGTGGATAGAAACGGCTTGGAAATGGGCGTTTCGGCACTATCGTGGTGCAGTGTTCGTGCAAGTCGGGATGGGGATGAAGTTGATACGGCTCTAGTCCTGTGCTTCTGGACTGATATGAACGATCCTGGCGATGCGTTCAATAGCAAGATCATCCCCATGCTCATAAGGGATGACATTCCCATACCGCCCATGTCCCTGAGTCACTACTACGTGCTACGCGCTGGCGACACAGTACGTCCTGGGAAGGCTTCTGGCAATCCACAGGGTAGTGAGCTAGTGGATGGTGTACTTACACTATTTGCAGCACTGAATATCCTCGCAGCACAGAAGATCGGTGAGCCTATCAAGATCACGCCGGATCGTGCTACCCGCAGACGATATGCACGTGACTGGACTAATGCGCCAGAGCGATTGATCACACTGATAACTCTACGGCGCAAGTCCGCATGTAAACCAGACCCGGATGCCCCACTTGTGCCGTGGTCGAGAAGGTGGATCGTGCGAGGTCACTGGCGCAAGCAGCCCGACAAGAATGGCTGGCACTGGACATACATCTACGAATATATCAAAGGCCCAGAAGACAAGCCGCTCATTATCTCAGAGCGCCGAGTCTTCAACTTCAGACGATGAGTTGGGTATGGGACGGTCGTTTCCTGATTCTTGCAACACTGATTGTATCAATAATCCTGGGAATTGGTCAACGAGGCTGCTAAAGCTCTAGAAGCTGCCTAAGCGTTTTCCATTCTGACAACAGGAATTTCCTCGCGGATTTTCTCCAGGAATAAGGGAGGTAAGTATGGCAAAGCGAACTAAGATCATTAAGGTCAAGGGTCACTACCGTTCGATCCCTGACGAGGACACAGGTAGAATTGTTACCGACCCCGACAGGCCCGGTCACGAAGTCTACATCGTGAAGATGAAGCAGATTTACGTGAAGGGCTACGATAAGATAGTGGTCTACGACGATGGCACTTGAAAACAGCACACAAGATGGTGGTATGGACGCCGATGCTTTCTATGCGAAAGCACAGGAACCTAACTTCCCAGATGAAATGGCCTTCCAGATCAAGGTAGCCAATCCTGAAGATGGTAAAACCTTTAGTCGGGAGGGTGTCGAAGATACCGTCGATCTAATGCAAGGTTTCATCATTGCTCGTCTGTTGGCAACATGGAGGAAAACAGGAGTACCTCCGCAGACGATGAACATGACACTCAAGATTGATTGGGAATATGACCCTGATATTGCAGCAGGCTTCCTACCTTACTTCGATGCAGATGTAAAGGGAGTAGGTCTGACGCAAGTAGATGGCGAACATAGGATTGCACGAAAAAGGCTTGACAACTAGGGATTTACGTGCTACCGTGCGGCATGTACCTCCCTTGGTACACGCTCAGGAGAGGGGCATGCATCGGCTTTAAACAAGCTGTTACGTGTCCCTCTCCTTCGTTTTAATTCCACGGGCAAACGATAAAGAGGATGGACTATCCTACCCATCTCCCCACTGCACCCATCCCCGTGCAGAAAAGTGGATAGTCCATCCTTCGCCCGTGAGGTCATGTAAACTAACAAGGAGAAGGAATCCTGCTAGGACTAGCTGCCATACTGGTCGCGCTGCTGTTCGTAGGTAGCGGCGATAGCCAACAGCGAAAGCCCCAGGAAAAAGTCAAAGTAGTAACGTGCAGATCGGCAGAAAAAGCCATAGTCTACTACCGTGCTAAGGTTTGGTACTATCAAAAGGAGCTAGGTGATGCACGAAGTCCTACATACTACCCAGAGCGCAGGAAGCACGCTTGTGCCTATAAACGCTTCGTGGTTACATCTTGGCGAGGTCAAGCCCATGCCTATCACGAACAGTATACCAAGTGGATTTACCATTACGCATGGTGGCAATGGCTCCCCTCCAAATGGCAAAGGATAGCTCGCTGTGAAACAGGATATCAAGGTGGTACAGGGCCAGGAGCTTCAAGATGGGACTGGAATAGTGGTGCCTATCAGGGAGCATTCGGTTTCGCTAATTCCACGTGGGACGGATACAAGCCAGCCGGTGCGCCTTCCGAAGCCTATCTCGCTACACCCAGACAGCAATACCAGGCTGCCCTTAACGTCTATTCTCGCTTTGGCTACGGAGCATGGGGTTGCGGGGGCGCGTAAGCGCCGATGGTTTCGTTCTAGAAAGATAGATCGCAAGCCCTGGTAGTTGTCTGCAATTCCCGACCTAGAGGAACTATGTACCTCTTGCGGGGATTGGGTTTCGTATCTCAATTTTAACTACGATACTGGCTGGTGTGCTGAGTGTTCAGATCAAATAGATCACCGAGCAAAATGCATTCACTGTGGTACTGTGCTTCAAGGGAGCGACCTTTATCGTACTACGTGCCGTACTTGTCGGCAAGAGCTTTGGTTAACCAAACATGCAGACGAGATAGAATTGCTCATGGTTGTCAGAGGCTACACATTCACTCAAGCCAGGGACGCCGTAACAGAGCTAGCTCGTCCGATATGTCAAGCCTGTAGGAAACCGATAAAGGGTGCTAAAGACGGCGCTCTGTTCCACAAACGAAACGAAAATAAGTCCTGTCACACAGCGTACCTCAAATTCAAATCGTTACAGAAGCAGGGCTTGACAATTCCAGAGGCGCTTGCTATGATACATGGTTGACAGGTAAACCAAGGGAGGTAGATTGACTGATCTACTGTTTGAAGACCTGATAACCGAGAGTCAATACGAACGCAGAGCTTGGCAAGAGAAGGATTTGCGCTATCTCTCGCCTATGCCCTACTCGGCTAACTGGTCACAGATGGGGTGCTTCAAAACCAGTACGGGTTTGTGGCTGCTCCAAAAGAAACGAGTAAAGAACGCGCTCATCATTACGTCCAAGATGGGCAAGGGTGCGTACTTCTCAGACTTCTATCGATGCCTGCCGGAATCGTGGGAACTGTACAATCTAGGTATCCACGATGCCACACTACGCATTGAGGACTTTGAGAGTCCGACCACTATCAATGAGCTACTGTACACTATCAAGAGTGGCCGACATAATCACCCGATGGTGGTACTCGCACACTATGACGTGTTCACTACTGCTGCCAATACCAATTCGGCCAAGAAATCTAAGGATGGTATCGGCGTATTCGACAAGCTGAAGACAATCAATTGGGATATGATCCTAGCTGATGAAGCTCACAGGCTGAAGAATCCAAAGGCACAGTGGACACGCAATATCAAGAGGCTACGCTCTACCAATAGGCACATCATGACGGGTACGGGATTCGTCAACAACCCTGCAGAAATGTGGAGCCTGTTGAACTTCTTGAGTCCTAATGAATACAAGAGTTACTGGTCGTTTCGCAACTACTTCTGCGATCAGTACATGGATGCCAGAGGGTTCAGATTCATCCGAGGCATCTTGCCACACAGAGTAGATGAATTTCGTGCGCTACGTAAGCAGCTTGGTCCTCGACACACGATGGCGAAAGTCCACAGAGGTATCGAGAAGCCGATTGAGACTGTACACGCTACAGAGTTGAACGCAGTACAGCGGAAGATGTACAGTGAAATCAAGACGGTACTGCGGACGATGGATCAGAAGGGTGCTACGCTATCCTCACCCAATGTCCTGAGTCAGCTCAACCGACTACGCCAAATCTGTGTGGCTACACCGAACGTGGTCAATCACGCATTCGATGCCAAGCAGAATCGTATGGTTACGGATATCGAACTGGTTGAGCCATCGTCCAAGCTCGATGATGTTATGAAGATTCTAGAGGAGCTTGACGAACCTGAGCAGAAGGTGGTGGTATTCAGTAACTTCAAAGACCCACTTAAGCTACTCAAGGTCAGATTGGATAAGGCCAAAATTGGTTACTTGCATATGGAGCAGCATCATAGTGAATCAGAACGCTATCGAATCTGGCACGATCTATTTCGGAAGCCAGAATACCAAGTCTTTCTATCTACTCTGGCGCTTGGTGGGGAGTCCATTAACCTTTCCTGTGCTCAGTACCTCATCTTTCTGGATAGATCGTGGTCGCCCAAGGACATGATGCAGGCAATCGGACGGGTTTACAGACCCGGACAAGAACACGCTTGTGAAGTAATCTACATCAACGCAGATAAGACAGTCGATGGTTATGTCAAGACCAAGCTCGATACCAAAGGCAAATGGTTTGACGAGATATTCGGAGATTAGTGATGAACATACTTCGTAGTAGGGCACAACCGGAATTGATCTATGCAATACTTACAGACTCAGAGGCAATTGCCTTACGTGAAGCACTGCGTAAAGATAAGAGTCCACAAGCAAAAGAATTCAGAATCAAACTAAAGAAGGTGCTCAATGCAAAGTGAATCGAACGTGTCAAAGAGTCCGCTCGTGCGAACGCTCTACGAGGTGCGCTCAGACATGAGATCGCTGGCGGTAGGTCGTGGTGATGTCGAAATCGACCATTCCCGCGCGGATGATCTTCTCATCGAGGCCATACGAGTTCTCGCACAGGCGGCGAGTGCTGATCCAACACTCTGGAAGCGCGAAGCCGAAGAACTGATCGAGTCCTGGAATCGCGTGGAGAAGTGGTACGCATGACCACGGAACACAAACCACATTCGGTTCCTATCATCACTGGCGGCAGCGAGCGCTACGTACTGCTCCGCGACTACCGCGCCCTCATAGAGCAGTTCGATACCGCCATCGAGACGCTGCGTCGTGTCTACAGGGAGACAGAGTGGACGGAGGCTGACTTCGCTGACGAGGGCCTCGCGTGGCAGATCAACGGTGTGCTGAAGGCCGCGTCCATTCCAGCGAGCGTTCCGAAGACGTGGAAGACCGAACCCGAATGTGACGGCACGCGCTACTGCGAAGCCACTGAGCACATTCACGGCTGCTTCGCAGAACGATCTCCAGCTTCGAGGTCTGAGTCGTGATCCGCTGCGTTGGGTGCAATCGCGAGATTGAGGTAGGCGACCGCTTCATCTTCGACACGACAGCCGGGTTCTTGAAGACAGACGCGAATCCCGAGGTCGATGACATCATCGCTGGCATCTTCGGTGCCTCTGACGGCAAGGTGCGGTTCTGCGAGGACTGCACCGAGCCGGGTGGCGACTACTTCTTCGAGACCTACTACGGAGACGAGGAACCCGCAGCCTCTTTCCAAGAGGACAGCCATGACTGAAAACGTCGAGCCGGACTACCCCGATGCTGCGACGGCATGGATGGTGCTGGAGATGACCAAGCTGGTCCTCGAACACCGCGAGAAGTGCATCGACGTCGCGTTGGAATACGAGCGTCGGCTGACTGAAGAACGCTCCCAAGATACGAAGCCGAATAAATGACGGCAGTTACAGCTTGGATCATTCTTGTCTTTGCTCAATCATTGCTATGGTGGCCGCATTGGTCGCCAGTTCGCACCTTTGTAGTATTTGCACTTCTACTCGCAATGCTGATACCTATGATCAAAGTCAAAAGTATGGGGGTGACCGATGCAGGGTAACGGTATCTTTTTCAATATGCTTGAGGACTTGGAGAGATTTGTAGGACTAGCTGCTCAGATCAATTGGGTTGCGCCGATCAT